ACTCATGTCCGTTTCATCACTTTCGAGAATGACAGTACCACTGGCAAGCGACCAAAGCAGCGCAACACAAGGTCTGTTGATGCCCAAACTCAAATATCGCTTTAGAGTGATGTTTGAAAATCTTGGCGTGAGCACACCAAGAACAGAATTGACCAAACAAGTTGTGAGTTTTGCTCGCCCCAATTTGACATTTGAAGAAATTGCATTGCCAATTTACAACTCAACATTGAAACTGGCCGGACGTCACTCATGGACTGATACCACATGCAGTCTGCGCGATGATGCGTCAGGTGCTGTTAGCAAGTTGATTGGCGAACAGTTGCAGAAACAAATGGACTTCTTGGAAATGAGTTCTGCGTCTTCTGGCATTGACTACAAGTTCTTGACCAAAGTTGAGATTCTTGACGGTGGTAATGGCGCCAACACACCAGTGGTACTGGAAACATGGGAACTGTATGGTTGCTATTTGAAAGCTGCCAACTATGGCGATTTGAACTATGGCACCAACGAAGCAGCCACAATTGAATTGACCATTGCTTACGACAACGCCAACCAAACTCCTGAAGGCACTGGTGTTGGTACTGAGATTGGTAGAACTTTAGGCGACGTGGTCACCGGCGCAGGCGTCTAAACATGTCGTCATTTGGCCAGGACTTTCTCAAAGGGTTCTTAGGCAACAACAGCTTGCGTGATTACACTCACGCAAGCAAAACGTTTACTACCAACGCCTACGAATTAAAACCCAGATTCAAGTTTCTCTTTCACGTTAGTTTCACACTCAACGTGCAAGAGATTCCTTATCTCCGCGGTGCGTTTGGCAATGACGATATAATGAATTTGAGTCTAGCAGTAAAGACTGTTGATCTTCCCAAATACAACATTGACACTGAAACATTAAATCAATACAACCGCAAGCGTATCATACAAAAGAAAATAAACTATGAACCGGTGACAATGACATTTCATGACACCAGTGATGATTTGGTACGCAAGATGTGGTATCTTTACATGAGTTACTACTACAAAGATCCCACACAAAAGTATCTCGCCCCCAACAACACCAATGGTGCCAATGGAGAAAGTGCCAACATGCAACGAGGATTCGGATACAATGATCGAGATATCTACGCGGATGAACGTGTGGGCAATGTCAATGACTGGGGATACATCGGCGAAAGTTTCAACGACGGCGGATCTTCGTTGGCCAGTGGTAAGCCACCGTTCTTCAGAGACATCAGAATTTATGGCATGGATCAACACAAGTTTGCTGAATATGTGTTGATTAACCCATTGATCACAGCCTGGAATCACGATCAATACGATTACACTCAAGGTGCTGGTATCATGCAAAACACCATGACAGTGGCATATGAAACTGTGAAATACTACTCAGGTGCTATTGCTCAACCCAGCCCTGGTGGTGATCCCAACGTTCAAGGTTTTGCCACTGATGCACACTACGACAAAACAGTTAGTCCAATTGCTAGACCCGGTGCTAATGCCACAGTGTTTGGCCAAGGCGGCTTGTTGGAAACTGGCGGCGGGATCCTCAGCGATTTACAAAGCGGAAGTGTGTTGGGACTGATTGGTGCAGCACAGAAAGCCGGCAGGCTCAATCAAACTTTCAAAGGTAAAAATCTTGCTGCCATTGCCAAAAGTGAAGCGACCACCCTGGGCAAAAATACATTGATTCAAGGATTGCCGGCTGCCACCAGAGCAGTGACCAACAAAGCAGATGGCTGGTTGTTCCCCACACAGACGTTTAATAGAAACAACACTGGTACAAATCAAACCCAGGCAGAAACCAACAGGTTATTAAATACAAGACGATGAGCACTGTAAATTACAACAATCCCAACTTGGATCTAACTGTTAGAGTATATGATAAATTCTACGACTATGATGTCAACGTACCTGCTGCTGAATATGATATTGTGTACAGTTATTTTTTGAGTGTTATGACCACAAAACAAGCCGCAGGTAACTTCACTGTGAGTTTGTTCAAAGTGGCAGAAGACACTAATATTCCGCCACTGACATTGCTCAAAGAATTTCAAGGACTGAATGGTACCAATCTCAGTGCAAGCCTGGCCTATTATCTCAATGCCATACGATCAAGAGCCACACTGTTAGGCGTAGGTGTTGCTGTGGTACCAAACTTTTATCAGGCTAGAAACATATTGCCATGAGCCACTGGGCACAAGGTCCGTACACTGTGATCAACAGTGCCAAGTATGTGGGCAATGGCACCCCTCGTTATAGATCTGGTTGGGAACTGAGCTTTATGAAGTTTTGTGACACCAATGATAATGTGTTGCAGTGGGCCAGTGAAAGCATTGCTATTCCCTATCGTCATCCACTCACAGGCAAGATGACACAGTATATTCCAGACTTTCTTATTACATACCGCACCAGAAACAACACTGTTCGAGCAGAGTTGATTGAAATCAAACCCAAAAAACAAAGTGTGATTGAATCAAAAATGAGCAACAAAGACCGTGCTATTGTTGCTATCAACTACGCCAAATGGGATGCCGCAACCAAATGGGCCAGAAACAACGGCTTGACTTTTAGAGTCATCACCGAGAACGATATGTTTCACAACGGTCGGGCGTGACCACTAAATAGGGCATGACCCGCAAACTAGAAGAACTTTTTGAATTGCCTCCTGCAGAAGACGCCCCTGCAGTTGATGCTGGCAGCCCGCCTGTGGAAGATCTGCGCACTCAACTACAACACTTAGATGAAACCATAGACAAAGTAGATGCTGCTTTGCCTGGTGTACGTGGTCTTGAAAGCAGTGATGAGGAAATGGACGGACTTGCTAACTTGGCCAAAGACAGTTACAAAGATCTAATGGATCTTGGAATGCAAGTTGATAGTAGATTTGCCAGCGAAATATTCTCAGTGGCCAGCAACATGTTGGGGCATGCTATCACAGCAAAAACAGCCAAACTAGATAAAAAACTCAAGATGATTGATCTGCAGATGAAGAAGATGCGGCTAGACCAACAACAACAAGTATTAGACGCCAAGGCAGCAGATGCTGGTGGGGGCGAAGCCATGCAAACAGCACAGGGCATGGTATTGAGTCGTAACGATCTATTAGAACGAATACTGGGCAAAGATCAAAATGATAAAAAAGAATAAATATGTTACAGGAACCTGATATGAAAAATTTTGCACATTACCTCGCCGAAAGCGAACGTACATACAACTATCGTATCAAAATGCTGGGCAAACCGTCCGGTGATTTGATCAGCCAGTTGAAAAAGAAGTTGGATCAATTTGATCCTGTTAAAATGAGTGACCCTAAGACCACTCCAATACAGATCATTCCCACTGACTTTCCTAACAACAAAAACGACTCAGTCACAATGTTTGATGTGAGTTTCAAGTATCCAGCTATTGAGCCACAGATCAAACAACTGGCACAGTTGATGGGATTTGATCCCAATCACATTGTGATGCAGACCACACTACATGTGGATGGCCTTGTGCAAGAGTACGAACAGATTGATGAACAAAACAAAGACCTGTTGGATGACACAGATTATCCTGCACCCGACGCTGAACAACGTGCATTGAGCAAAGATTACTCAACTGGTCCTTATGATCATGCTGTGTTGAAAAATGCTTATCGCAGTGACTTCACCATTGCTGGTGGCAAGACCCCACCTGCTCGAACCACAAATGATATTGCACAAGGCACACAAAGCCCAATGAGCAAGATCAATCGCCCTGCCAAGCCAGCCACTGGCGCCAACCCAAGAGGATAATACAAATGAGTTTCTTTTACGATTTAAACAAAAAACTAGACGGCATTCGTGCCACTCCTGAAGTCACACACCAGCAGTTGAACGAGCGTGACATGAGTCGTGCTGCCAAAGGCTATGAAAAGTACGGCAAACAAGGCATGGAAGCATTGGCCAAGGCCGGCCGCGAAGGCAAAGCACTTGATCCCATTAGAAAAAAATACGACAAGTATGACAACAAAGAAGTAGATGAAGGTGTCATGGACACAGTGAAATCTGTGGGAAAGAAAGTTGCCAGCGGTATCAACCGACTGGTTGGACATGGGTCAGATGAAGACATGCGCAAAGACCTGCAACGCAAGTCAGGTGCTCCTGTAACAGGCAAGAAGCCTGAACAAAAAACCACAGAAGCAGCCAAGTACCGTGATCCCAAGTACAAAGACAAATTGTACACACAAGAACCACCAGACTACACCTACGGCCCTGATATGGATGATGCCTACGATAATCCAAAACCCGATGACTATGCTGGTAGAAAACGCAAAATAGGCGGCGGCGAATTTCCCAGTACTGATCCGTTAGAAAGAGGACTAGGTATCGGCCGCTCAGGAATTAAAAATAACATATTAGATCGTGGGCCAAGAAAAGGTCTGCCATCAAGAGATCAAATCTCCAGTCTCAAGGGCAGTATTAAATCTGCACGTGGCACTCATGCAGAACCCAACTTGCCTGAAGCCGCTGGATCAATTGATTATGAAAAAGTGTTAGAGGCTATTGCTGCATTGTATGGTGATGACATGTGGGACAACGATGCCATGGGCGACCTGGCACAAGATCTTGAACAAGCTGGACCAACTGATCGAGAATTAGATTTCATTATTGCCAAAGGCAAGTTACCAACACGTTTAAAGGGTATCAGATTCACCAACACAGACGATGTTCAATTTGGCCATCTAGACGAAAAAAGTAGTGCTCCAATGACTGCCAAACAAAAATCATTTGCTGCCTTAGCACCACCTGCAAACAAAATCACTTTTGCTGACAAAATTGCTGGCGCCAAAAAAGAAGTTGACGAAATGCTGGGTGACGTGGCTGCCGAAGCCATGCGCAGTGCATTAGGTGGCGGCAAAGGTCGCAATGCTGGCATGGATGAAGAACGTTCCAAAGGCACTGCATTTGACATGAGCACACCAAGAGCCGCTGCTCCCAAAGTTGGCAGCATTGAACGTGGTCACAAACATGATATCAAACACACTGCCACAGGCCGCATGGTCACACGCCGAGTGGATGACCAAGGCAACAGCGTTGGCGCAGATGACGACAGTGAGGCCAGTGGAGAAAAACGCGGACGTGGACGTCCAAAAGGTACCAAACAAAGCATTGGCGCCAAAGGACCAAGTGGCCGGTCAAAGTTGATGACCAAAGAAGGTGTAGATCAAGGTCAAGCACAACAAATTGTTGATGATCTAGCCGAACTCCGAGCCATAGCCAAGCAATCACAACGTGGTGGCGAATTCCCACAAGGCTTTGCTAGTCAGTTGGAGGTTGTACTGTATGCGGCAATGACATTGATTAAAAATCAACAGTCAGGCGATGCACAAGTTCGTGAAGAAGAACTTGACGAAAAAGCAGTCAGCAAGAAACAACAAAAGTTCATGGGCATGGTACATGCAGCACAAAAGGGTGAAAAGCCTGCCAGCAAAGAAGTTGGCAAAGTGGCCAAGACCATGAAGAAAAAAGACGCTGAAGACTTTGCCAGCACCAAGCACAAGGGGTTGCCAGAAAAAGCACCCAAGAAAAAGAAAGAAGAAGAAGTTGATGAGTCAACCACTTCAGGATCAGTTGCTACCAGCACTGCTACCACAGGCGGCAAAGGTGGCGTGTACGGCAAAGGCATTTACGACTCAATGAATCGTGAGTTGGAAACCATGATCTCTGAAAGCATGAACATCAACATGAGTGACTCCACTGAAGGCAATAAAAGCCTCACCATCACAGCAACAGATGACGATGCTATGAAGCTGGCTATGATACTAAAGTCAGCAGGCATTGGCGGCGGAGATGCATACGGCAGCGACATGCACTCACACGGTGAAGAAGCATGTGACACATGTGGTATGCCGGATTGCGGTTGCGGTGACGTACAAGAAGCAGTGGACGAGAATGCTCCTGATTGGCCCACCAACACCGAACAGGCCGACAACAACTTTGGCTATGCAGGTGGCTTGAACAAGCCCAAGACAGACGTAGCCGGTGATGGTCAAACCACTGTTCCCAACACTGCTGTTCATACACAAGACGAAGATGCCTTGCGTAGAATGATGGAAATGGCTGGACTGACAGAAGGCAACATGCCTATGGTCAAGAAAGACGGCAAAATGGTACCTGCATTTGCTGCCGACGGCAAGGGCGAGAATGATCTTGAGACCAAAGACAAAGAAGAAGACACAGTAGATGAAAGCATTCAGCGCATGCGAGAAATGGCCGGCATCCGAGAAGCCAAGAAAACCGTTGACGAAGAAAAAACTGAAGAAGGCAACTTGTTCACCAAAGGACTCGAAGACGATGATGTAAAAATTGGTGACAAGATTCCTGGAACAAATGCAATCAAGAAAAAAGATATTGATGAAAGCATTTTTGCTCTCACCAACCAATGGAAAGCATACAAGGGGTAAATCATGATGAGACCATACAGTGAAGTGGCAGCAGAAATTGCACAGCGCAATGCCAACAATTATGTGCCGCCTGCAATTCCCACAGTAAAACAAACACCTGTGGAAATCCCAGGTGTTATGTATCAAGCACGAGAACTATTTCAACCCATAGTGTCCAAACCCGAAGGTGACAAATAATGACCACTCAAGTTGTTAACGTCGCAGGCAATATATTATGGACAACAGACAAAGTAGAATTTGTTGCTGTCACCAATGATGTTACC